GTGGGCAATCTTCTCAGCCTCAGACCAAATCGACCAGTTAGCTGGATGTTGCGTCCCGTTATCATCGGTCCATGCCCGACCTTCACGGATACGTTTTCCGTTATATGTCCACATTGTCTTCTCCTATCGAGCCGGGACGGGGGCGACACCATCGCCGCCAAAGGGGTGTTCGGCAAATGCCATGAAGATGTGTGTTGCACCATTGGTGTTTGTAGTTCCATTAGCGTTTCGCACCTTAAAACCATTGGACAACAGGTCCATGTCGCGTCCCGTTAATTCAGTACCATTTGTATCTGCATATAATCCGAGATCAGTTTCGTTATAGCCGGGCCGCTCACTGTCAAAAATTTCCCAAGAGTCTGTTGCAGTTGTTTTCTTGATTAGCAAAAAAGAAGGTCTAAACCCGCACCAAACAAACGGGCCCTCTGACGAGCCGTTGCCGGTGTATTTGCCGATTTTGCTATAGCCTTCAACTTCTGCCCAGCAATAGGCCACATAATCAACACCAGACCCATTAACCTGCGCATCGGTATTAACCGTAAAGACACTGCTGGTTGCGTCAGTGTTGTTCCAGTAGACACTAGAGGCCGCTACAGAAGATGTTTCGTTTAGCTTGAGCCGATACTGACCGCCGTATCCCGTCGAAGTGCCGGGATAAACGCCCCAACTATCTACGTTGGTGCGACCCTTAATCGCAATAAATTGCGGCTCTGCGCCAAGACCATGACCAACAGTGGCAGCGCTGCCAGTCCCTGTATAAGTAACAACGCTAAACCCAGCCGTGGTATTAGCCGATACCGTGCTGGTGATGCTGCCATCGCTGTTCGACGCCGTGCCGTTAGCGGCTAACCATTGCCATGCTGCTGCCGTAATTCCAGACTGGTTTACGTTGTTCCAAACGTTACCGTCCCCACTTAGCGTAAAGCCGTCTGGGTCGAGGCCGGTAATGCCGCCTGTTCCAATAAGTTCTGATGATGTGCCGTTAGGATAAAGGGCAAGGGGTGCACCACGGACCGCGTCGGTAAGGACGTGATTGTCGGTTTTATTACGCTGTTTGATCCAAACAACGTCAGGCTGGAACGTCGAATTTTCAATCTGATTTACCTCTAGTTCAGCGCCCGTTCCGGTAAACAGCGTGGTCTGGAAGTACGCCGAGCCGTCAGCGATTGTAGGTATGGGCAGGTTGGCGGTGGACAGGGCTTTGTATCCTGCTGTTGGAGTGCCGATAAAAGGTTGCTGCCCGAAATTGACTCCCCACTTTGCGTTGTTTCCGTAAACAGATGGAAAATAATCTCGCGTTCCGTCGTTTAATCCAGAAATACTAATAGAGCCTTGGCTTGTCCCGTTCTTGAAAAATTCAATAGTGGAAGCTGTGAAGTCGGTTTCAACACGAATTACATCACCGTTGGTGTAGGAGGCTCCATATGAGCTTACGGTAGGTGCACCTGTTCCAGACGTAGAACTAACGTACTTATTGCCATTGGAACTATAAAAAACATTCGGACCTTGAGTTGTAAGATTATTTAAGTCTACATTAGCTGCACTCCACCCAACATAAGCAGAGCCGCCAACCGCTGTTAAAAGGGTTGCCTCAAAAACCCACTTGCCGCCGCCGAGAGTATCGCCAAAAGCACTACGAGCCGCATTACCAATCTTGTAATCTAATTCAAGATTGCCATTAGAAACGCCGACAGTCGTGTAAGTAGTAGCCCTTCTGTCGAGAGGGTTTAAAGTCGCATAGTTATCAGTCGGCGTGTCAGTGACCTGATCGTCGCTGGTCAGCCCTGACGATGTGAAGTCGTTGCCGTTGCCACTCTCGTCCGCACCTAGATTAGCGGAGTCAGCGCCAGTAATGTAAAAGCCGTTGTTGCCATATGTCCCGGCATATGCCTTCGGAATCCACACGCCGTCGTCGTTGTACTCAGCGAAGTTAGTAGGGGACAATGCTTGGCCGTCGATACCGTGAGTTTCGGCCAAATAAAGATCGCTGTTACTGCCTCCAGTAGTACTGCCACCAATAGAGTGAATAATGTTGGTGAAGAAATTATACGTTGTGTCCGAGACAGAGGCGGTTCCAATGCTTTCGTTGTTCACATACAGCGTGACGGCACCGTTCGCAAAAGTCGCAACGATGTGATACCACGCAGAAACATCCCGAAACACTTGAGTGGTCGTGATGTCCCAACTTGTTGATGCGCGAAAACGAATTTTATCCGTAGATTCAAATCGAATATAATACGCGGCGGCACTTGCACCGGAATTAAAAAACCACTGTTCCGTTCCTAAGTTGCATCGCTTGATCCATGCAGAAAACGTCCAGTTTGTCGCGTCGGTCGGCGTTCCAAAAGTACGAGACAGATACGCGGAATCATTGTCGTTAAACCGGATCGACTGATCGATGGTGTAGCCACCACCGGCACCTGCTGCACCTGCAATAATGTCGTTTTGAAATACCATCACGCGGCCTTAGAGTTATCTTTGAGGGAGCTAGTAAGCATACCCAAGAACGCCTCTTTGCCGACCTGTAGTTGGTCAAGATTGAACTGCGCTGAAGCAAGTTTACGATCCAGATCGGCAATGTGGTTGACCATCATCTGCTGCTCTGCCGTCATGTCTTCGTACTGATACTCAACGTCGTCGATGATAACGGGGGTCTTTTCATTTTTTCCCATTTTTCGCTCCTATGTTATGTGGCGGTTAAGCTGCCCACGGGGTGCCACTGCCCTCCGTAGGATTTTCAATAGCCTGAAGCTGCGCGGCTACATTCGCCTCAATAGAGGCAACCTCGTCGGCACCAATGGCATCCTTGGTCCACTGGATTGCCTGTTCTTCGGTGATGTCAGCATACGGGGTAAAGTTTGATAGATCGTCTGTCGGGATTACTACGGACCCGTAGACCCGTGCCTGATTACCGGAGGCATCTTCATCGATGCACTGCCAGTGAGAGTTGTTAACTACATCAGTATGACCATCCTCAGACAGAGCGTAATCAAGTTGTACGATAGACCAAGTAATAGCCATCGGTACTCTCCTAGCTTAGGTTAAGTGTTGCCACAGCGTGTATGGACGTTCCTGTCCTGACGATGTAGTCGATTCGATCAACAGCACCGGCTGCTGTGGATAGTGTAGGCGCTGTACCCCCGGCAAAGTCCCAGTACGAGCCGAACGACAGTGTACGACTGCCTGTTCCGTCCTGTGTTACAAAGATTGAACCTGTCTGACCCGCATCAATGTTAGACGGATTTGCCAGTGTGCGGTTGCCACCCAGCGTTACTGCAAAGTTCTGGGCTGCGTCAAAGTCAGGCGTAATAGTTGCGCCGTCTGTCAGGCTGGTAATTGTTGCGCGGGCTGACTTGGTAATTTCAAGCTGTTTGGCAGGGCTGTTCGTCCCAATACCCACATTGCCGCTGCTGTCGATACGTATGGCTTCTACGCCACTCGTGACAAACTGCAAAAAGTTGGAAGAATTGGACCCAGAAATACGATTGTTGGTCCCGCCCCATTGAAGGGTGTAACCATCGTTTAGACGAATATCTCCAGCCGAGACATCCAGTTTCTTTGCAGGACTGCTTGTTCCAATACCGACATTACCGCTGCCGTCGATGCGCATACGTTCTGAACCTGCGGTATCAAACTCAAGTATTTGACTGGAGGAATTAACGCTAATTCTTGCCCGTGGCGTAGTGATATTTTCATAGCGCCATTCAATAGCCCCTCTAGCGCCTGTAGCCCCGCCATTATTAAGAACCACAACGGCATTGTGGGTGGTATTATTGGATGCACCGATATGAAGCTGTTCTGCGGGGGACGAATTGCCAATACCGACATTGTTGCTGCTGTTGATAGTGACAGCCGTGCTGCTGGCATTGTCGTCAATGCCGGTCGAGGTAAATGTCGTAAACGTACCCGCAGCCGCAGACGATCCGCCGATCACCGTGCCGTCGATTGTGCCACTCGTAATATCAACGTCTTGGTCTGCGAGAGCATCGTAAACAGCTGCACCAGCACCAGCACCATCTGTAACGATGATCTTGTTACCGCCGTTAGGGACAGTTACATTTGCCCCTGAGCCTTGGCTGATGGAAATAGACTGACCGCCAGTGGTGGCATTCTCGATGATCCAAAGTTTAGAAACCGTATTTGGAGCGAGAGTTATCGTCCGGGTTGTCGTAAGAGAAGCACTAGAAGTAATTTTAAGATAGATAGACCTAACTTCATCAGCACTACCATCCGACATTGTGATGGTTGCGTCTGCATCAGAAGCTAAATCCTCAGTCCCGTAGCTGAATGCTGAGGCGATCAGCTCTAGGTTGGTGTTTGTGATTGTCCCCCACGTCCCTGACTTCTCGCCAGTGGCCATTTCCTCAAGACGTAGGTCATTGACGTATGTGCTGGGCATGGTTTAAGTCCTCAGTCGATCCGGATAATTGCCGTCGCTCCCGCAGCTGGGAAAACGATCCGGAAGGTGCCGGAAGAAACGGTGAAATCGCCGCCAAAATCAAGAACAGCGATAGATTGGTTTGAAGCAGTGCTGTTATAAATCAGAGCACCACGAGCCGTGAACGACGCAGAAGTCCACTCAGGATCATCGAAATCAACATAGGCAGTCGTTCCGCTAGTCCCAATAGTCGCGCCAGTCAGGGTTACGCCACCAGCGCTGTAGCCAGTGCCGGAGACTTCGTTGGTTGCGGTGTATGCTGTGGTTGAAGCATCGAGAGTCGCAGAAGAAGTATAAAGCGCAATCTTGATTACATCCGTATCAAGATCCTGCTCCTTCTGGAAAAGGTCCTCTTTGAAAGAGGTGCACATAGCTTGGGTGATGGCCATTATATGCCTCCGTTGTATTCAGCAGTATAATTCCTAGCCATCTCTTGCTGAAACAGCTGGACGGACTCGTCGAACTGAGTCTTATACAAGTTTAGCGTTTCTGCTGCTTTAAGAAAAGCAGAACTTTCGTAGAGGCAGGCAGAGAGAAGGACATTCTCTGCATTATCACTGATCCATGTGTTAGGATTGCCGGAAGAAATGCCTGCTCCCGGAGCAAAGAAATCAACCTGATAAGTTAATGCTGCGCTGGGGGTAGGTGCGAGCGTAACTGTGATCCCAGATGTTCCAGCAGACTTTGTGCTGTACATTATTGGGGTGCCTGTCGTGCTTGAATTAGGCCAATAGTCTCTGAGATAAGAATCAATCCTGTGATCAAGGTAAGAAACTTCTCCAGAGATGGTCACTGAAAATTGCCTAATCATCCTCGCACTAGCAACTGTATAATCAGCAGTCCCTATAACAAGAGACCCGGAAGATGTCTGGCGGAAACAGGGAAGCTGCGGGAGCCTCTGAAAGATCATGGCTTCAGCCTGATCAATGATCTGATCAATGGAATCAGAAAACTCAGTTGAGTCGTCTTCCATAAAATCTTTGATATTATCTACGAGTGTCGTGTAATTCATCATTCACCCCAAGCATCTTCGCCCCAAGCACCCTCACCCCAAGCAGGATTTGTCACTATGGAAACAGTTCCAATCTGCCCCGAGCCAGAAAGTCCAGTTTCTACGACAATAGACTCTGAAGTTTCTGTACCTGTCGTGCCTGTTCCGCCAACGCCAGAAATTCCTGTCACAATCAGAGTGACATTTCCGTTGCCAGTTACGCCAAATCCTTCAACAGCACCAGTTCCGGCAACGCCAGACGGATTCAATTCAGATTCAGGAGTTTCAGACCCAACAGCGCCCGTCCCGGCGACACCAGTTTCAATTATTTCAGTTTCTGGAGTTTCAGACCCAACAGCACCAGTGCCTGCGACGCCTGTTTCTAAGATCTCGGACTCAAGAACCTCTGTGCCTGTCGTGCCTGTGCCTGAAACTCCTGTTACGTTGGCGTCAATGGTTATCGCCAGAGTTACTGTGCCGACAGCACCCGTTCCTGCGACGCCAGTTTCAGTAACTTCAGCATTTCCGAAGACAGAAATTACACCGAGAGAGCCTTTGCCAGCGACGCCAACTCCAGGACGCTGGTTCCTGTCGAGCATGAAGTCGTAGGTATAGCCGATGGATATCTCTACATTTTCAGGATCGTTATCTGGACGAGGCTGAAAGAGTGCAGTTGCATCGACTACATTCTTGGCAGGAGTTAGCTGTGGGTGCTTCGGTTCCCACTCTTCGGGCTCAACGCGATATCCCTCCCAAGTTGTCTTGAGGGATTTATAAGGGATCTTAAATCCAGACTGATCACTTATAGCCTGTGATTTTTTCCCTGATGCCCGACGAGCTGCCATTAATTCAAGCTCATTCCTGTTGGACGCAGACGCAGGGTAACCCCATCATTGTCCGTTGCAGCCGCTAATTCAAACGAGCGCTCGTAAACTTGATCAAGGAGCTGATACCTATCTGGTGCGAACTTCATAGCCAACTTGCTCGCTAGTCCAGCACAGATACAATCAGACCAACGGTAGGGAACGTCAGCATCTTGGTTGCTTGCATTAATATCTTCGATCTGATTTATTGACCAATAAACCAAGCTGTAAGCATTGCTGTCCGGGACTTGCCAGACATACATAACTGGGGTGTACTGCTTGTCAAGCATGTATTGGCTTGGCTTGCCAGAAGAGCTTTTGTCCGGGAGCTGGTTATAGTCTGCGATGCTTACTCGCTGCAAAACTGTATCAGATGTCGTGCCGCCAACTGTTTCTCTTACAACGACATCTATCAGATCAATCGTGCCTGCTGGGAGTGTATAAGTCGTCGTTCCGGAAGAAAGCGAAAGAGTGTTGTTCTGAACAGCCCAGTAATTTATGCCTCTGTTTGCCCACTCGCTGAACAAAAGGTTTAGGCTGCGACGCGCAGAAACAGCCTGATAGCCTGTTCTGGTTTCGTTGTCGATCCCGCAACGCTCATACGCCTCCGTTATAATTTGCTCGACATTTAGCCGGAAATTAACTGTGCCGGAAGTTGCCATCATGTCACTCCGTCATTTTTTATGTAAACAAACTCCATTGACGAGGACACATTAAAGTCAACCGACCCCGAAGAAGAAAATGCTCTCATCTCTAAGTCTGTTTTTTCTGTGAACCTTAATGGAAAAGTATAAAATTGTTCGTGTGCGCCATCTGTCAGGGTAAATCTTTCCTTTATCTGGAAGACTTCTCCATATGGCCTAGCAACAAGACTAGCATTTAAAAGGGCTTTGGTGTTGGTAGATGTTCCAGTAGATAAAGACATCTTTGTAAGAAAAGCTGTGTACCCTGCTGGAACTGTCCAAAGGCACATCAATGTTTGGTTGTCACCATCACCATTGATGCTAAGATAAATATTAGCTGGAACCCCAGATGTGACCGTACCTGTTCCTGCGTAAAGCGTGCCCGCGTTTGCGCCTCCACTGCCTGCACTGAGAACAATGCCGCGATTTATACGGAGGTAAGACTTTGTGGTGTTAACAGCAGTTTGCCCATTCAATGTGACAACTTCGTTTATTTCGTTGTAATCGGCGTCTAGGCCATAAATTTCTAATGTTCGCGCACCTGTGCCTGCGGCAGTGTCATTAGCTGAACTGCTCGATACAGTCATTACTGTGGCTGATGCGGGATAAGCGTATAAACCGCCCTGTTCCCAGATGGTTTCCTTGGTGGCTCCGACAACAGCGTTGTAGCCGAATTTGAAGACAGTTTTATGGAAAGGTATCTGGCCACGAGAAATTTGGAGCTCGAATGGCTCCGTTGTGCCAACCCTGCTGATTGACGAAACTTGAGCCATTCGATCGTCTCCTTAATACTCTTTGGCAACCCTCAGAACAACCTGATAGGCATCACCAACAGCGCCAGCCCCAGTGGTGGTGAATTTAATATCACCATTCGGGCTTGTTCCGTAAGAAGAGCTCGAAGGAAGTCCCCCGAACTTTTCAAAGTCGTGATAACCTTGCTGGTTCTCTGCAAGATGCATAATGATGATGTCAGTTGTGGCATCAGCCAGAACCTCAACCGTCATTCCATGCAGGACCCACCAGCACTCAAGTATTCTGACGCCAGTGCATGTGTCGCCGTTTGAACTTTTTACGAGAGACGACACATCAATCTTGGTGACTGCGCTTTCGTTACCAGTGTCAACATACTGATATTGAAAAGCAAGCACAGCTTCGCGAGGGTTGTCGGCTATCGTCGTCGTTGATACGATGTCAGCCATTGATCACCCTCCTATTAAGACAGTGCAGCACCAACAGCAGTGACCCAAGCAGCACCAGTGTTGATAACTAGGCAGTATTCGTTATCGCCAGCACCATTGTCGCTGATGATGTAAACCGTGCCAACGGTGGTGTCTGCAGCTGCAGGGAGATCCGCAGTCAGGACCACGGGGTATTCAAAAGCGTTGTTGGACTTAACAGGTCCAGTAAAAGTAGAGCGAGCCATTTCATTCTCCTGTCGTGGCTAGTGTCTGCCTAAGCAGTCAGAAGATGAGAGGGAGGGGCGAACCCCTCCCCCAAATCATTAAGCGCCTTCGGAACCGAAGATGCCGCGCCAGTCGGTGAAGCCGAACGAATAACGCTCGCGCACCTTGTAGCGGACATTGCCAGTTTCGAAATCGCCTTCCATGCCCTTCTTCAGAGGAGAGCGCTGGAAATGCTTCAGGCCATCCGGAACGTCGGTCTTAACAAACCAAGCGTCCGAATCGGTCAGACGACGCATAACGTGATAGCCCTGCGGCAGATAGCCACCGGAGCGGATCGCGTTGATGTCGTTGTCAGCCGTCGCCGTGCGGAGCTGCGACTCAAGCAGCCGTTCTGCCACAAAGGTGTAGGCAGTCGGGATAACCAGCATCGTGCCCTGAGCGGCGATACGCAGACCGCGATCGTCCTTCATGTCAGCGATGTTGATCAGGATCTGCTCAAGAGACGTCTCCGAGAGGTCAGCTGCAGTCGTCAGCGTGTTCGACTGGTTGCCCGAACGGGTCGGGTGAGCGGTGTTACAGAGGGTGACACCGTCACCACCAGTTACACCAGAGCCAGTGAACGCATTGTTGAGGACGTTAGCTGCCTTGATCTCCTTGGTCGAAGCCATGGAGCGGGCCAGCGCCTTCGTATAACGAGAGGCGATGGAGCCATAGAGGCCGTCTTCCTCAGCTTCCTCGGTGATGCTGAACGCAAGAGCGATCGTCTCGTGCTGATAACGAGCAGTCCACTGCTGGGAAGCCGAATCATACGAGATGGCCGCGCCTTCGTTCTTCACCGGGGCGTTGCCGAAGCCTTCGAGCAGGACATCCTCCTCAAAAGCCTTCTGGGAAGTATTCGCCTCAAACACCGGAGCGTATTCAGGCGGATACTGGTCGTACTCGAGACCGAAAAGGGTGTTGAGCCCCGGCTCGAGCATTTTAGCAAATTGTGCTCTATTCATAGCCATGGTTCAAATCCCCTTAAATGCCAGCGGAATCTTTGAGGAGGTGCTCATTGAGAAGCACTTCCATCACAGCATTCGCGCCGAAGCTGTTCTCTGGCGAATCATACAGAGCAACGATTTTGCACTGAGCTGCAGTAGCAGCCATCGTTCCACTGATTTCAAAGCCAGACTGCCCAGTGTTCGTGGAACCCGAGCCAGCAACGATGTCGGCGCAGTTGCCGATGTTCGTCTGAGCAGGGGAGCCAGCGGACTGAACCTTGAACACGATGTACGGGTCATCATAAACATAAGCAATGATGTTCGTAGCGGTCGTGCCGGAGGGCCAGTATTCACTGTACACATAAGAGCCATCAGCAGCGGTGTAAGAGCACCCACCAAAGACACCAATCACATTGACTTCACCAGCACCTGCAGGCTGAAGCGTGCCATCCGCAGCGAGGATGACCGAATCACCATTGAAGATGTTTTCGGCGAGGCCGGAAGTAATCGTGTACTTATTGGCGCGGGGCGCATAACCGCTCATGTGGCGAACCGGGACGAACCCGAAAGCGGCATCTACGTTTGCCATTTTTTCACCTCATAAAGTTGGTTAATCATCCATGACCGAGAGGTCTCGGCCACGGCTAGTGGTAGTCTTCCGATCCTGATGGATTGGAATTCCCCCAGTCCTAGCCATCGCATCAAGCTCGCTCGGAAGAGATTCATTCTGCTCATCACTACGACCACGGTAGTAGTCCTTCATAGAATGAAACTGGTCTTCAGGCATCTCACAAAGGATCATGCCCTCAACTCCGATTGAACCTGCCCACTGCCCGTGATTGATAGTTGGGAATCTCTTATCTTTCACCGAGTCAGCAGGGCGAGGGTTCCATCCAGCGCGCATACGCTTATACACGTTGTCTGGAGTCTCCTTACCCTGAATCGAGGTAGCTATCCACCGTTGGACCATCCCAGGACGGGGATCAGGTGCGTCCAACAGAGAAGGTGGTTTCCATGCGGTCATCGGACGAGAATCCTCATTGCGCACTTCACCACGAGTTTCGGCCGCTCGGACATTACGTTTTTCAGACATTGTTAGCTCCTGTTCTGACGACGAATTTCAGCTTCGTACTGTTTGAGGCTTTTTTCATCGCTGATTCCAAGCTCACGCGCCATCCTTAACTGGTCCTGTGAGAGCCGAATGCGATTGCCTTTATAAGTTGACCCGCCTGCAGTTGGCGCTACTGGTGATCTGCTTTTTGGTCGTGACTTAGCGACATCGCTCTCTGAGTTTAGCTCAGGAAACACTTTTTGTAAACGATTATTTAGCAGTTCGTAATATTCGTCGGAATTCTTGTCGTATCCTTCGACATCCAACTGAACATCAATCGCACGAGCAGCGGCGGTTTCACGCTCATAACCAGCAGAGTTGAACCACCTGTTTTTCTGCCACCAGTCCATCGCCTTTTTTGGTGCGGGGGACTGAGCAGCCTGCTGTGCACGGCCGACTGTCGGAGAAGAAGCCTGCTGTGCAGCCTGAGAGCGCTGAAGTTCTGCGATACGTGCGGCTGCACGCATATCCGCAAGCTGTTCAGTGAATTCAAGCTGTGCCGAGGTGTCGCCCTCCTCAACAGCCTTGGCCAATGCGGCGCGAGTCTGCTGATATCGGTTTTGGAAAGCATGCTCAGCTTGATCTCGCGCAGTTTTGGCAGAGCCTTGCTCAAGCCTCTCAAGACGAGACTGCAGCTGTGCAACCTGATCCTGATACTGCTTGGTCTGGAGCTCTGCTTCACGACGCTGATCAACTAGCTTCTTGATACGCTTCTGGACCTTTTCGCCATATTCTGGCTCTTCAGCTTCAACCTCTTTCTTGGGCTCTGGATTATCGTCCACAACCTCAATCTCGAAGTCCTCAGAAGACTTAGCTTTACGCATCGTCTCCTTGATTTCTTCTTCTACCTGCTCAATAGCAGCCTGATTGTCATCTTCAGTCATTTCTGCCTCCTCAATCAACATAAGTCGTCAAAGTGACATCTTCCGGGACAACAGACGTAACTTCGTCGTCGTTCAAAAGAATCAACTTGACTCCATTAACGGTCAGCTTCTGACCAGCGTACCTGCCGTAAGTGATCCGGTCGCCGGTTGACGGCCAATCACCTTTCCAGCCTTGGCCTGTATCTCGGTCTCTGTAAGCGAGATCGCCCATCGCCAAGATGGTACCGTGTGCGGTCAGATATTCCTGAGCGTCTTGAGATTCAGAAGGCAGAAGGATTCCGCCTTTGCTTTTCTTTTTCACCTGACTCGGCTGAACAAGAACTTTCCAGCCGATCGGGCGAGGGAGTTGATGCGAGCCAATCTTCGACTCAGACTCTTCATCAACAATGATTTTTTCAACATGCTGACGAGGCATGATCATTCGTCTCCTTCATCTAGTTTTTTCAACATCTCGTCGATGATTTCGCAGGCTTGTTCTAAGCCTTCTGCAACACCGACGTTTTTATGATAGGCTGAGAGGTCACTCATGCGCCCCTCAACCATATCATTCGCTATCGTCGCTTTCTGATCGCGGAGCCTTTTCTTGATCGCTCTCAGAAGGTCGCTCACTGTCATCTTTTATTTTCCCTTTTGTGGAAACACCAGTGACGACGACCATAACGACGTCATTTTCTTCTGGCATTAGTAGCCCTTCTTGCCTTTCTTCATCGGCTTCTTCTTCATCGGCTTTTTCATCGGCTTCTTCGAAGTTTTCTTTTTGCCATGCATCATCTTTTTGTCTCCTTTAGACATTAGTGACGAGAAGGAAGACCTATTCAACTTCAGCCTCTTCCGGTAGCTGAGAAAGAGCACCAACCGGGGGTGCAATGCTTAAAAACTTTATGAGTTCGCCGAGAGTTCCGATTGGTTTCCCGCCACCTTCTCTCTGCATCCCACTGATCTCGCTATAAAGCTGAGTGTCTCTGGGGAGGTCAGACAATGGTTGGTTTCTACTTCTGTGTATGAACCTTACGAGCTGGTCTGGCTCTCCGAGAGCTTCAAAAGCTCTGCTGCGATGGCGACCTTCATGCCCTACAGTTTGCGCCACCCTATCAATGGGATTATCTACTGATAAAAATGGGACATTGCTAAGTGGAATCCCGGACTCGATCGCATCGTAAAGGGCTTGAACTTTTTCTGCGACAAGCTGACGGATGTACGGATCATCCATCGGAATCTCCGCCGCAGCCCGACGAAATGTTTCGGGGGACACGAGCCCGAGAGAAGATTCTCCAGCCTCTGCCTCTTGCAAGATTTGATAAAGAGCCTTATCATTATAAATATCGAGCATCTGCGGGGCTTGCTCTGAAAGATTAACCAATCTCTCACCAGCTTGCTCAGCAACATATTCAGGATCTGTGGGCTCAGACCAGCGGGTTTTAGGAGCTTCACTGAGCTTACGAGAAAGACTCTCGACCCAACGCACTGCGTCGTCGGTCAGCCTTGTGATGATTTTAGATCCAGCTGGCATTAGTCTGATGTTTCCGAACGATTCCAGCGCTTAGATGCTTCTCTT